CGGGTCACGGGAGGTGGGCAGCTTGTCCCATGCGATCTGCACCACGCGATCAGCCAGCGCCATGAAGTGGTAGATGTCGAGCGACTCCCTATCGGAGTGCTCGTGGTCATAGCCTACGCTGATGTTGGTGCACTCAGGGATGATGTCAGTGAACTCGGCAGTGTCGGTGTACACACCTGTGTCGTCGGGCAGGTACATGAGCCGGTCGTCCACGTTGAGCGCGTCAGCAAGCGCATCGGCAAACGCATCGGAGCAGCAGCGGCCATAGCCCTGGTGGGTGATGACACTGTCGATACCCCGACGGTCGAACGCGATGGCACGGTCGAACTGCTTGAGCAGGTCTGCGTGATCCTTGGCCAAGTGCTTGGCACCGATGCCGCCACACTCCTCTCCCTGGGTAAAGATGTAGTACCCAGGCACGCTGCTGTGCAGCAGGTGCATGAGCATGGCACAGCCAGCGCCATCGTCAGCGCCCAGGGGTGCGCCCTTGGCGTACCACGTACCGTGCGCCTTGATGAACTTGTTGGGCCCATCGGCACGGTGCACAGTGTCAACGTGTGCAACGAAGAGTGTGCGGTTGTGTGTGCCAAGGCGTGCGTCAATGTGCACGTTACCGACTTGATCTATTGTTATATCTAAATGCTGCGGGATGTGATCACACAGCCAGCCGGTGAACAGGGCTGCGCCCTCGCCATGATGTGGGCGCTTGAGTGACAGCGCACGGCACAGGGTCTTGTAGAGCATGGATTGTTTGCGCATGGGAATTACTCCTCAGTGTTGAACAGCTCGTCTTGAGCAGGGGTGTGGTCAGGGTGGTACTTCTCGCCGTCTACAAGCACGTAGTCGGTGTTGTCTGAGTAGTATTTGTCAGACGCGTAACACTGCCACGCATCGTCGCAGTGCACCCAGCCCTCGTCCACAGTCTCGACGCAGTTGTTGATGTGGTGGTATTTGTCGTCGTACTCGACGTGGATGATGTCCGAGTCGTCGATGTGGTACCACTCATCGTCATCGTCACACCGCACAGCGTTGTTAGTGTGCGCGTAGTCGCCGTTGGCCAGCTCAACGATGTCGTTGTCATCGAGGTAGTCGCTGTCGTACCAGTTACCATCGGCCTCAACCGCGTCACCGTTGGGCACGTAGTACTCCTCACCCCTGCGTCCGATGGCGTGGATGTAGTTGTTGTCGCAGCACGACTCGCACACAGCATGGTCGCCGTGGTAGCCGGTACTGCGCATGTCGTCCTCGTCGCATCGCTCGCCGCAGTCCGGGCAGGTGAACCTGCCTTGATGATCAGGTGTGCCGTCGGTGTTGCGCATCTCGTAGTCGCCGTCCTCAGTGATGTACAGCTCGTCCTTGTGGTTGAGCGTCGCATAACGCGTGTCACCGTCGAGGTACGGTGCGAGGAAGCCGTTGCGGATGGGGATGTGCGCAAGCTGCGCCCCGTCATGCCAGGAGTCGTGCTTGACATACCCCTGCGCCTTGAGCCACGCCTCAAGCTGCTGGTCAGTGTACGAGTAGCTGCTGCCATCTTGCTTGCCGAACGATCTGACCCAGTAGGGTTGATTTTCATGCACATTTAATAATGCCCTACCAACGATGTCGCCGTTGGGTGCGATGCGCACAGCCATGTGCCAGCCATACTCGGGGTCATACGCGGCGTAGGGATGCCGGTGCTCGCCGTCGGAGCAGCGTATGAAGTCGCGTGCTGTCCAGCACATGCATGAGTGCGGGCCGTTGTTGACTGCATGCACCATGTCCTGCGTGGTGTTGATTATTTTGTATGTGTCAGTGCCGCCAGCGTAGAGGGCAACCGCATCACGGATGATGTGGTCAGGCAGGTCGAAGTGACGCGTCAAGTACTTGCCCACCGTGGTCATCACCTGCCTGTTGGCCTCACCGCTGCGCTCGTCACGGGTGTATGCAAGGCGTGTCGTATCAGTCTGCGCCACATGGGGCCACTCAAGCAGCAGTTGATGCCAGTCGCGGGGTCGATGGTCATCGACAAGCAGGCGCTGCACTGATGGGTGCAGGCGGTACTTGCCGACCTCCCGATGGAACCACGAACGGTGATAGCACACGATCCAAACTGCCTTGAGGAATGTATTGTCATACCATTTCATTTGCTTCTCCTAGTTTCTAGTGCCGGGCATTGGCGCTGCCCGGCTATGCGCTGTGAGACATGGTGTCTCACGGATTGATAAGCAACTCGTCGGGGATGTCGATGGTGTCGCCCAGCTTGGACGCGACACGGCAGCGCATGGCTGCGATGAGTGACGTGTGGCCGTACTCTTCGTAGTAGGCTATTGCGTTGAAGTTTTTGTACTGGCATTCAACTGAGCCAATCCAGTAGGGATCTTCTTCGTCAAGGTAGCTCGTCAGGCTGATACCCTCCCGCTCAATGATTGGGCCACCTTGCGCCCAGTCAGTTGAATACTGGTAGGTGTCCCCTTCATCATCACCCCATCGGGTCATAAACGATTCGTACAAAATGTAATCATCAACGCCCTCACACTTCGCCACCGCCCAATCCAGGGCTGCGCCTGTCAGTTCACTTGTCTTGATCTTCATTTGCTTTCTCCTTAAAGTGTTGCTCCGCTTTGCGGTCTTGCTCGTCGTCGTACTCATCCGACGCTATGTCGGCCAGCTTGTCCTCGGCCTCGTCCCATGTGCAGCCTGCATCGAGCAGGCGTTGGCGCAGTTGGCTCTCACTCATGGCCCCACCCCTGCCCCGGTGCGTACTTCTCGAACAGGTGTCCGAACGCCGTGAGTAGGCGTTGTTTGTTCTCACTGTCGGCCACGAAGTAAGCATCGGCAATGCGCGCGGCGAAGCCGCCGCCGTAGTACCCCATGTTGTGCGCTGCCCTGATCAGCTCGCTCTCGCTCATGTCATTTGCTTTCATTTGCTTTCTCCTTTCTTGGCTGGCACAAAGAACCCGAGGTAGGTCGCCCCGTCTACCTGCGGCTGGTACATCTTGATCTCGTAGTTGGTGTTGTACGGCACCGGCACGAAGAACAGGTTGAATGCGTACCCCTCCTTCTCCATCAGTGTGAGCAGCTCCTTGAGTGTGCGCCCTGGTGTGGTCACGCCCCACGTTGCTGCGCTTGCTGCGAAGAAGTGGGCGTGGTCGTTGTCGCTGTTCATTCTCATTTGCTTTCTCCTTCTTGGTTGATGCCCAGCAACTGGGCGCGTATGTCGTCGAGCTCAGAGAGAACTTTCTCTCTCGTACCTTTGAACCCCATGTCTTTGAGCAGGGCGTATGCACTACGCCCTCGTCTGTGCATCCCTTTCATCTCCAGCATGAGCATCGAGCGCAGCGTAAGCAGCCGCGCCCCTTCGATCTGGTTGCCTGTGAGTACTGTCATGTCATTGCTCCTTGATGTTGTCCTTGATCCATGTGACCAGCAGGTGGGCGTCCAGTGCTGCTGCTTTTACGTCTTCGAAGTACTCGGCGTCGTACTGCATATCCTCGTCGTTGATGTACCGCTCCAAGTCCTCGGCGATGCACAACGTGAGGTTGTGCAGGTGACGCAGCGCGTCGTTGATGTTGTCTGGTTGTTTCATCTTCATCCTCTCCAATAGTTGTTGAGCAGGTGCACTGCGTCTGCCAATGTGGCTGCGGCCTTGTCGATCTGGTGGTGCACAACCTCCAGCTTGTGCTGCGCTGTGGTATTGCCCGCCTCGTGAGCGGCAACGCCTTCGCTGTGCACGATAGCCTTGGCTCTGTCTGCCTTGGCCCATGCGGTGATGAGCGCCTGCGTGAGCGTCTCGTAGTCTTCTGGTGTCATTTGCGTTCTCCTTTCGGGAAGGCCACGGCCAGCAGCGCATCCATTACGTCATACCCTTCGCTGTCTGCTGCGCCGAAGCTGCTGTACCTGTCCTGGGCAGTAGCGATAACCTGCGCGGCTTCGCCCTTGGTAGTACAGGTATTGAGCGCGTCCTCGGCCCATTGGTTCAGTGCGCGTGCTGCTGCGTCGCGCCCGTCTATGTCATACAACGACCATTGGTCTGCAGTCAGGGCGACCCTGAACGTGCGTATCACTGTCACATTTCTCATTTGCTTTCTCCTTTTTACAAGTGCCGCACATTGGGTATGGCTGTGCGGCTTGGCCATGTTTCGTTGGTGAGACAGGGTGTCTCACCCCAGCAGCGTCTGCCACTTGGCTGGCAACGGGGCGTGCTTGGGCGTTTTCTCAAGGCGGTGCTTGGCTGCGTGGATGTCTAACAGTTGTGCGTCGACGCGGTCAATGTCGAAGCTGTTCGTCACCAAGCTGCGCTCGACCTCGACGGCTTGCTGTGCGTTCTCCAGTTGGGCAACCAAGGCTTTGCGCTGGGTGTTGTGCACGGCGCGGGGTATGCGGCGTTCGAACGGGGTTTTCTTCTTGCCTCGTGCGGGTGGTGGGAGGCTGTCGAATAACAGTGCGATCTGCTGGCGCTGCTTGACGGGGACGAAGTCCACCCAGAACGTGCCGTTGTTGGGGATGTGCCGGCCCAACGCCTTGCCCAGGAACTCGACGAACTGCGTGGGTGTGTGCTCCCCGGCGTACTGCACTTTCTTTAACTTGTCGATGAGTGCTGCGATGCAGTTCTCGTATTGACACAGAGCATTCCACCTCGCGTTGTCGTCCGGGGCTTTCTTTAACTGCGCTTTGATTACGCGCACTGTGGCCAGCTCGGTGCGCGCTGGGGTAAGCAGGTCTTTCCACGCACCAAAGCTCACGGTCTTGCGGATCGAGACCTTGCGCTGCGCTTCGCGCTGCTGGTAGACCTGCTGCATGATGCTGTCAACGATCTCCGGCGGGTACTTCAGCTTGACCGCCAGATGGCTACGCAAACGGGCCGCGCTCATCTTCAACCACCGCGCTTTGAGGGCGTTTTCCATAACTTAACTCCTGTTTTTTGTCACTTTTTGGACGGGTTTTTGAATCCGTCGTTTACTTTAACACAAGGTTCGATCGTCTGTGCCAGCCGCAAACCCGCATGAATGCTAGCTTTTGCTTGCGTGGCACGCAACCATCCATGTATTTTGGAAAATGCTTTAACCAAAGAGATTTTTTAAGAAGTTTTTGCAGCACTGATGAATGACGTGCTGTGTGTCCATAATAAAACTTCTTTACTTACTAAATAGTTTTTAAATAGATGGATAGGTAGGTGCAAAAACGCGCCGAGCCAGCAACCATGCGGGTTGGCGGCTGGCGCTCATGTGAAAAGTGCCTGTTAAAGTTTTCGACAGTATTTTTTTGGTTTCATTGGTGAGACACGCTGTCTCACCGCCAAAGGCGCTGCTGGACGCCGGCTTCTTTCATGGCTTCGCGCCAGACTTGCCAGTCGGTGCGGGCTTGGCGTTCGGCTTCGAGTCGGCGCTGCTCGTGCTTGGGTAGGGTCTGCTTGATCTCGTCGCGCAGCTTCATGAGTTGCTTGAGGTGGTAGGTTTTGAATGAGGACATGATGGACTCCTTACTCTGGGGTGACTTCAATCAGTTGGTCGAGTTTGAACTTCTTGGTTTGCATGGTGTGCATATTGACCGCCACGAAAGCGCTGATCTTCTTGAAGACGTAGTGCTGGTGGACAAACGAATCGCCTACGTCGAGGCCGCCGAAGTGGGTGCGGATTGTGTGCATGATGAAAGCTCCTTGGGTTGTGTGAGACATGGTGTCTCACGGATTGACAGGAAATGGAACAGCGGCCAGCCCTCCCCGACTGGCCGCGTGGGAAAAACAATCAAACCGCTGCCAGAGCTGCTTTGGCAGCAGCGACCGAGCCGCACAGCTTGATCAGCGCCTTGGCAGCATTGAGTGCCTCACGGCTGACGCGAGCATTGGCCTTGGGCGCCTTGGGCTTCTCGGGCGTGAACCACGGCGCCACGTTACGCTGCCATGACTTCGTGGCTGCCTGCTGGCGCGTCTCACGGGTTGACTCCTCGCCGGTGTGGAACACGGCTGCGCCTGACTTGTTCCATGTGTAGTTGCACTTGTACTTGGCCGCGTGAATCTGCGCCAGACTCTCAATGAACGTGGGACATGGTGTCTCACCAAGGGCTTTGGCTGCATTGCGCATGGACTCGGCATAAGACGCGCCAGCGTCAAGAAACGCGGAATAGTCGTCGAGGGCTTTCTGGAGGGTTGCAGTGAATTTACGCATGGAAGTTGCTCCAATAAAAAAGCCCTGCACACTGGCAGGGCGACAGATCGGCTCGTTCCCAAACCGATAACTCTATTTTACCAATGGGGGTGTTTCTCTCCCTCTGGCGGGGGCGGTTACAGGCGAACCCCACCGTACCCCCACCCAGCCTGTTTGACCGTGGCATAGCGACATGACAGGAACACTGTTTTGCAACCGCACTCCACATTTCTGTAACACTTACCACCTACCCCCACATAATTTTTATAAAAATTTCAGCACATCTTTGTCTAGTGTTAGACAAATACAGGCAAAAAAAGACCCCGCTGGCGAACCAGCGGGGTGCAATGGGGTTTAACACCCAAGGAGAAAGCAAATGCCTTGCGGCAACTGCCAAACGCAGTGTATAGTATGCAGCATCGGTAAGCAAGGGCTCACGCCTAAAACCCGCATATGCTTGATCACCTGTTGGATTTTGAGCCGGACATCGTCCCAAACGACGCTGCGGGCCGCGCCGTTGAGAAACACACCACGGCGCAGATCATCGACGCACAGGTCTCAACCGCAGATTTCCTCGCATCTCTGGGCTCCCCCGACACAGACGCCGTCATATCGGAGCTGGAGCAAAAAGCCGCCCGGGTCGCGTTCAACGCAGTTGTCACCCAGGAAGACGGCGCCCACCACAAGCTTGCCCAGATTGAAACCCCCGCAGCCGTGCGCCACCTCGTCGGCATGCTGACCGCCTACGACTGGGAGTTTGTGAACCAAGCCAAGCAGTTGCGCGGCTACGCCGTGGCCAAGCTCTTGGAAGAATGTGAAAACCCCAACTCAAACATCCGGCTCAAGGCGCTGGGGCTGCTGGGCAAGGTCACAGAAGTTGGGCTGTTCACCGACAAGATCGAGGTCAAGAAGACCGACCTCACGGAAGAAGAAATCGACAAGAAGCTCAAGGAGAAGCTGGCGGTGTTCATGAACATCACAGACGTAGCCCCAGCCGATATTGAAGATATAACTACAGTGCCGCAGGCCGATGACGACCAACCCACCGCTGACGCCTGAGCAAGCCAAGGCGCTGCTCATGAATATGAGCAAGCTCTCCACACAGGAGAAGCTTGAGGCGTTGGAGTTGCTGGACAAAGCCGCCGATCACCAAAAGCGCAACGCCGCTCGCGGCGACATGATCGAGTTTGCCAAGTCCGTGTACCCAGGCTTCAAGGTCGGGCCCCACCACAGGAAGCTGGCGCGCATCTTCAAGGACGTGATCGAGGGCCGCAAGCGCCGGGTCATCATCAACATCGCGCCACGTATGGGCAAGTCCGAGTTCAGCTCGTACCTGTTCCCGGCGTTCTTTCTAGGTAATTTCCCTGAGAAGAAAATCATCATGGGCACGCACACGGCGGGCCTGTCCGAGGACTTTGGGCGCAGGGTCAGGAACCTGATCGAGGGTGACGAGTACCAAGAACTTTTCTCCACCACCAAGGTGGCGGACGACCAGAAAGCTGCGGGCAAGTGGTCCACCAGCGCAGGCGGCCAGTACTACGCCGCAGGCGTAGGGGGCGCGCTTGCCGGTCGCGGCGCTGATCTATTCGTTATTGACGATCCTCACTCGGAGCAGGACGTAAAGGCCAACAGCCGGCTGGCGTTCGATACCGCATGGTCGTGGTTCCAGACAGGCCCACTGCAGCGCCTGATGCCGGGCGGCGCCATACTGATCATCATGACGCGGTGGGGCAAGCTGGACCTGACCGGGCGGCTGCTGGACTACCAGACCAAGAACCCCGACGCCGAGCCGTGGGAGGTGGTGGAGCTGCCGGCCATCCTCAACGAGGACACGGAGAACGAGAAATCGCTTTGGCCCGAGCAGTGGCCGCTGGAGACGCTCAAGCAGAAAAAAGCCGCCCTGGACCCGCAGTATTGGAACGCCCAGTACATGCAGAACCCGGTGTCCAACACGGCGGCCATCATCAGCAGAAAGCTCTGGCGCATCTGGGAGGCAGACGACCCGCCGCGCTGCGACTACGTGATCCAGTCCTGGGACACGGCGTTTGAGGCCAAGACCAGCGCCGACTACAGCGCCTGTACTACCTGGGGCGTGTTCTACAACGAGGAAGAGGACGACAAGGCGCAGATCATCCTGCTCGACGCGTTCAAGGACAGGATGGCGTTCCCCGAGCTCAAGGCCGTGGCACTCAAGCACTACAAGGAGTGGCAGCCCGACGCGTTCATCATCGAGAAGAAAGCCGCTGGGGCCCCCCTGATACAGGAGCTGCGCAAGATGGGCATCCCCGCGCAGGAGACCAACCCGAGCCGGGGCAACGACAAGATTAGCCGGGTCAACGCCATCGCAGACCTGTTCGCCTCGGGGATGGTCTGGTGCCCGGACACCCGGTGGGCCCGGGAGGTCATCGAGGAGGTGGCTTCGTTCCCCAACGGAGACAACGACGACTACGTGGACACCACGTCTCAGGCCCTGCTACGATTCAGGCAAGGCGGCTTTATCGCTCTGGACAGCGACGAGCCCGACGAGCCACGCTTTTTCAAACGCCGGGCGCGGGCGTACTATTAAGGACAAACAATGGCCACCAACATCGACAAGGCGCTCTACAGCGCACCCACCGGCATCGAGGAGCTTGCTCAAAACGAGGAGCCCATTGAGATTGAGATCATTGACCCCGAGCAGGTCAACATCCATGCGGGCGACCTTGACATGTCCATCACGCCGGGGGAAGCTGAAGACCCGTTCGCGGCCAACCTTGCCGACGAGCTGGACGAGGGGGAGCTGGCGACGCTGGCTGGCGAGCTTGCCGAGGATATCAACAACGACCTGGGCTCACGCAAGGAGTGGGAGAAGTCCTACGTGCAGGGCTTAAAACTGCTGGGGCTGCAGTACGAGGAGCGCACGGAGCCGTGGGACGGCGCTTGCGGCGTGTTCCACCCGATGATCACCGAGGCGGTGGTCAGGTTCCAGTCGGAGTCGATCACAGAGACGTTCCCGGCCCAGGGTCCGGTCAAGACCAAGATCGTTGGCCAGCAGACACCTGAGAAGGAGGAAGCCGCCGAGCGGGTGCAGGACGACATGAACTATGAGCTCACCGAGGTGATGCGCGAGTTCCGCCCCGAGCACGAGCGCATGCTCTGGAGCCTGCCGGCCACCGGCTCGGCGTTCAAGAAAGTCTACTACGACCCCAACCTGGGGCGCCAAGTCAGCATGTTTGTGCCCGCCGAGGACATCATATTGCCCTACGGGACGACGGACCTGGACACCTGCTACCGTGTAACGCACACGCTACGCAAAACCAAGAGCGAGATCATCAAGCTGCAGCAGGCTGGGTTTTACAGAGACATCGAGCTGCCCGAGCCGGACAAGAGCAAGACCGACATCCAGCAGGCCAAGGACAAGGAGACGGGCTTTTCGGACCTCAACGACGACCGATACACCCTGTACGAGAGCCATGCGGACCTCGTGATCAAGGGCGACGAGCACACAGAGTGTGACGAGGACGGCCAGCCGCTGGGGATCACGTTGCCGTACGTGGTGACGGTACTAAAAGGCAGCAACGAGGTGCTGGCCATCCGCAGAAACTGGACGCCAGACGACAAATTGCACCTCAAACGGCAGCATTTTGTGCACTACCAGTACATTCCGGGCTTCGGGGCGTACGGGTTCGGGCTTTTTCACCTGATCGGGGGCTACGCCAAGAGCGCAACGAGCATCATGCGCCAGTTGGTGGACGCAGGCACGCTGTCAAACCTGCCCGGGGGCTTAAAAACCCGTGGTTTGCGCATCAAAGGCGACGACACACCCATCGCTCCGGGCGAGTTTCGGGATGTGGACATCTCTTCGGGGGCTCTGCGGGACAACATTTTGCCGCTGCCGTACAAAGAGCCGTCGGCTGTGCTGGCGGGGCTCATGGACAAGATTGTCGAGGAGGGCCGCAGGTTCGCAGCCACCGCAGACATGAAGGTCAGCGACATGTCTGCTCAGGCCCCGGTGGGCACGACGCTGGCCCTGCTGGAGCGCCAGCTCAAAGTGATGACGGCCGTCTCTGCGCGGCTCCACTTCTCGTTCAAGCAGGAGCTCAAGCTGCTGGCGGGGCTGATCCGCGACTACACGGACGAGGACTATGACTACGAGCCGGTCGATGCGCCGCGCAAGGCCAAAAAGGGCGACTACAGCCACGTCGAGATCATCCCGGTCAGCGACCCCAACGCGGCCACCATGAGCCAGCGGGTCGTCCAGTACCAAGCGGTTATCCAGATGGCGCAGATGGCCCCGGACATCTACGACCTGCCCAAGCTGCACAGGGGTATGTTGGAGGTGCTGGGCATCAAGAACGCCGCTGAGCTTGTGCCGCTGGAGGACGATCAGAAACCGAAAGACCCGGTCTCGGAGAACATGGCTGCGCTTAAGGGTGAGCCGCTCAAGGCGTTCATGTACCAGGACCACGAGTCGCACATCAAGGTACACACCTCGGCCATGCAGGACCCGATCATCATGCAGCTCGTGGGGCAGAACCCCAGAGCGCCGCAGATTCAGGCAGCCATGACGGCGCACATCGCAGAGCACGTTGGGTTCGCATACAGGCAGAAGATTGAGCAGCAGCTCGGCATGCCGCTGCCGCCACAGGACGAGAAGCTACCGCCCGAGATCGAGCTGCAGCTCTCGGCCATGATGGCCCAAGCCGCGCAGCAGGTGCTCCAGCAGAGCCAAGCGCAAGCTGCCCAGCAGCAAGCGCAGCAGCAACAGCAAGACCCCGTGCTTCAGATGCAGCAGCAAGAGTTGCAGCTACGCGGGCAGGAGCTGCAGATCAAGATGCAGGAGGCCCAGCTCAAGGAGAAACAGATGGCGGTGGACGCTGCCGCCCGGGCCGACGAGCTGGCGCTCAAGCGCGAGGAGCTGACCGCACGCATGCAGTTGGAGGGCACCAAGGTGGCGGCCAAGGTTCGGTACGACACCGAGCGGCTGGCCGCTGAGCAGCAGCGTGACGGCGTTCGCATGGGTGTGGACATCGCCAAGACTAAAGACCAGATGGCTGCGCAGCGGATGCAGCAGCGCATGCAGCAGCAACAAAAGGAGAAACCAGCCAAATGATCCAAGATTTCGCACGCGTACTGCGCGAGAAGCTACGCACCGACATGAACAACTACGCCGATGACTTGGCCGGCGGAGCATGTCGCTCATTTGACGAGTATCAAAAACTCTGCGGGGTGATTCAGGGTCTTGCCCTTGCAGAGCGTCATTTAATCGACCTTGCAGAGAAAGTTGACGCATCCGATGAGTGAAATCCTCCTACCACCCGGCATTAGTTTGCCGCCAACCATCCAGCCAATTGAAAAGCCCAAGGAAGACACGTCGTCTGAAGAAAAAGCGACGAGCCTGCCCCGGCCGACAGGTTGGAAATTGCTCTGCATCGTGCCAGACGTTTCAGAGAAACTCGACGGCACGGAACTGGACTTGGTCAAACCCACGTCCATTCTCAAACAAGAAGAGCACGCCACCACGGTGTTGTTCGTCTTGGAAGTCGGCCCCGACGCTTACAAAGACCCAGCCAAGTTTCCAAACGGGGCGTGGTGCGAGAAGGGCGATTTCATCTTGGTGCGCACTTATTCGGGCACACGCTTCAAGATTTTTGGCAAGGAGTTTCGACTGATCAACGACGATCAGGTCGATGCGGTGGTGCAAGACCCGCGTGGCATTACACGCGCATAAGGAGCAAGCATGGCAAGCGAATTCAAGTTTCCTGACGAGCAGGACGACAAAGACGACAAGATCGAGATTACGACATCGGGTGAAAGCGATGTAGAAATCGAGATCGTCGATGACACCCCCGAGCGTGACCGGGGCCGTAAACCGTTGGATCGGGAGGTCTCAGACCCCACCGACGACGAGCTAGATACCTACACCGAGGGCGTCAAAAAGCGCCTGAAGGAGCTGACCCACGCTCGCCACGACGAGCGCCGGGCCAAAGAAGCCCTGGCCCGCGAGAAAGCGGAGCTGGAGCGGCTCGCACACGCGATGGTGGACGAGAACAACCGGCTCAAGCAGTATGTGCAGAACGGTTCGGCACAATATGTCTCAATGGCGCAACAGGCGGCGGAAGCCAAGCTTGAGAAAGCCCGGCGAGACCTCAAAGCCGCGCAGGAGGCGTTTGATACTGACGCCATCATTGCCGCCCAGGAAGCCCTGGCCGAAGCCAAGTGGGATTCGCAAGGCGCAAAAAATATGCGCGCGCCCACTTTACAACAGCCGCAAGAAGATGTACAAAGCTACCAACCGCAAAACCAACAGGTGCGGGCCGACGAAAAGACACTGCGCTGGCAGGCAAAAAACCAGTGGTTCGGCTCGGACGGGTTTGAGGAAATTACCAGCTACGCACTAGGGCTGCATCAAAAGCTAGTTGCAAACGGGGTGGACCCCCGCAGTGATGAATATTTCGAGCAGATAGATGCTCGCGTACATTCCAAGTTCCCAGAGATTTTTGGGGGCGCGGAAGAAAAACAACGGTCGCAAGGTTCTTCCACGGCACCAGCTAGAAAACCTGCATCTGTTGTGGCTCCTGCCAGTCGTTCGACGGGCAAGAGAAAGGTTGAGCTTACGCCATCGCAAGCCGCGTTGGTTAAGAAATTCAATCTCGATCCGCAAAAGTATGCACAGGAAGTTTTGAAACTGGAGGCCCAAAATGGTTGAAACCCAAGATCGCACTGCCCGGGAGTTGAAGTCCCGCGATAAAACCGCTCGCGCTGTATACGTACCGCCGAGCAATCTGCCTGATCCGACACCTGAGCCAGGGTGGGTTTACCATTGGGTTGGTACTCATATCCTTGGGCAGGCAAACCCCACCAACGTGTCCCAAAAGATGCGTGAGGGTTGGGAGCCGGTGAAAGCGACAGACCATCCAGAACTGATGCTCTTGGGTAATGAGAAAACTGGCAACGTGGAGATCGGCGGCCTCATGCTGTGCAAGATGCCCTCTGAACGCTACCGCGCCCGCCAGGAGTACTACAACAAGCAAGCTCAGGGACAGATGGACTCAGTGGATAACCACTTTTTGCGCAATAACGACCCGCGCATGCCGCTGTTTTCGGAGAAGAAATCCTCCACGACACGCGGTGCCGGGTTTGGTTCTGGTTCAAAGTAACAAGGAGTCCTTAAATGGCATCAGTAGCAGCCCCCTACGGGCTTAAGCCCGTAAATCAGTTGGGTGGCACCCCATATGCAGGTGCAACCCGTACTTATCTCATTGACCCCGCAGGCACCGCCGCAAACATTTTCAACGGCTCGCCCGTGTATGTAAATGCAAACGGCTACTTGGCTGTGGCAACTGCAACCGGCGCTGACGCGACGACTAACGGCTTCCCCGTGGGCACCGCTAACACAGGTATCGTGGGCGTGTTCGTTGGTTGCTCGTTCTTCAACGCGCAAGGGCAGTTGATTTTTTCGCAGTACTACCCCACTGGCACCACTGGTGTGGTTCAGGCGCAGGTTGTTGACGACCCCAACGTTGTGTTCCAGGTCCAGTCCGCTGGTTCTGTGACGCAAGCCGCTGTGGGCGCAAACTTGTTCTTCAGCACTGGCGCTGTGGCAACTGGTAGCACGAGCACTGGTAACTCTACGGCTTCTGTCGTGGCAGGTTCCTCGGCTGTGACCACCACTGCGGCCTTCCGTGTTGTGGGTTTTCCCAACGTGCAGGGATTTTCGGTTGTGGGCGACGCCTTCACTGATGTCTATGTGAAGATCAACCCCGGCTACCATAGCTTCACCAACGCCGTTGGTCTGTAAGGAGTAACTCAAAATGGCAATTTCACGCGCACAACTGCTCAAAGAGCTGCTCCCAGGTCTGAACGCCCTGTTTGGTATGGAGTACGCCCGCTACGGCGAAGAGCACAAGGAAATCTACGAGACCGAGAAATCGGAGCGTAGCTTTGAAGAAGAGACCAAGCTGGCTGGCTTCTCTGCTGCACCTGTCAAGAACGAGGGCTCTGCCATCGCTTATGACAACGCACAGGAAGCGTTCACCGCCCGCTACACCCACGAGACCATTGCTCTGGGCTTCTCGATCACCGAAGAGGCGGTTGAGGACAACCTGTACGACAGCCTGTCTGCTCGTTACACCAAAGCGCTGGCCCGTGCGATGTCCTACACCAAGCAGGTCAAAGCCGCAGCCGTCATCAACAACGGCTTCAACGGCGCGTTCCTCGGCGGTGACGGCGTTACCTTGTTCGGCAACAACAGCTCCAGCACTCGTGTTGGCCACCCGCTTGTTGGCGGTGGCGTTAACTTCAATAGCCCGACCACGGGTGTTGATTTGAACGAGACCGCTCTGGAAAACGCTGTGATTCAAATCGCTGCGTGGACCGATGAGCGCGGCCTGCTGATTGCCGCCAAGCCTCGCAAGATGGTGATCCCCCCGAGCCTGATGTTCGTTGCCAAGCGCTTGCTTGACACTGAGCTGCGGGTCTCGACTGCTGATAACGACATCAACGCGATCAAGCAGATGGGTGCGATCCCCGAGGGCTACACCGTCAACCACTTCTTGACCGATCCAAACGCATGGTTCTTGACCACCGACGTTCCGAACGGCATGAAGCACTTCGAGCGTATGCCTCTGGCTAACTCGATGGATGGAGACTTCGATACCGGCAACGTGCGCTACAAGGCCCGCGAGCGTTACAGCTTCGGCTGGTCTGACCCTCTGGGTATGTGGGGTTCGTCGGGCTCGTCCTGATTTTGTAGGGTAAACCCTAGTAAAAACGGCCCTTCGGGGCCGTTTTTCTTTGTCTGCTTATGGGGTACCAAATTGCCTGTAACTAAGTCTCGCTTACCTGTGTCGTAACGCATAAAGGCACTTGCATTCCCGCCAAAGCCATGATACAAAGGAGCCATCCCGGGGTTCCCGGCGTTTCTGACAGTCCCGGCTGACGACATGCAGACAGAGCGCCAACAGTTAACTCGCATGTGAGGAAATCATGGCACGCACTACCTTCTCTGGCCCGGTAAAGTCTGACAACGGTTTTGAGGGTGCAATTGTCGGCAACGTTGTTGGCAACGTCACCGGCAACGTCACCGGCAACGTCACCGGCAACGTCACTGGCACCGTCACCGGGACCATCATTCTCCCAACTGCAACTGCCGCAGCTCTGGGCGCTATTGCAAACGCTATCAACACCACGGGCAAAGTGACCGGCAAGACGGTTGTAGACATTGCCACTGGCGTGATCTACACCGCTTCGGGAGCTGCGGCAGCATCTGTTTGGTACGGGTCCAACGCCACCACCGTCACCCCCGCTTAATAGGAGCGCATCATGACGATGCAATACGACGTAAAGTCGGCACACATGACCTCTTCGGGCGTGGCGGTGAACTTCCGCACACGCCTCAAGGGGGCCGTTGTGTCGGCAAACACCAGTGCAGCCACTCGTAATACCGTGTTTGCAAACAATGTGACGCAAACGGGCACTTACGGGCGGTCTACGACCACTGTGACGGTGACTATCACCAATCATGGCCTCACTACTGGGAACCGCGTTTGGTTGGACTTTTCTGCGGGCACAGGCGGTACGGCAACGGATAACATCTATACGGTCACGGTTTCAGATGCCAATACGTTCACGGTAACGGACACTGCCAGTGGCACCATCACCGGGTCTCCTGCGGTGTCGATGTACGCTGACATTTTGATGGAAGCAGATTCGTACAACGCAACTGCATTTCCCGTGGTGATTCCGGGCGAAGGAATTTTGGCCAAAGATGGCATTTTTGTTGGCTTGGTCGCAAACGTAACAACTACTTTGTTCTATGGCTAAGACACCAGCATGGCAGCGCAAAGAAGGCAAGAGCCCCAAGGGCGGACTCAACGCCAAGGGGCGAGCCTCTGCCAAAAAGCAGGGTATGAACCTGAAGCCACCTCAACCCGAGGGCGGCAGCAGGCGCGACTCTTTCTGTGCCCGCATGGAAGGCATGAAGAAGAAGTTGACCGGCGAGAAGGCCAAGAAAGACCCGAACAGCCGTATCAACAAGAGCCTGCGGGCTTGGAATTGCTGACATGAGCCAGAACCATGATACCGTCAAAAACGTGCTGGATGTGGTGGCAATCTTTGGCACTGTTGGCGCTTTTTTGAACATGCTCACGCCGCTGTTTGGTTTAATCGGCGCAATCGTTGGTGCCATGCGTATTTACGAGATGGCCACCGGGAAAGACTTTTACACGCTTTTCCGCAGAAAGAAAGCTGACGATGCCAAGCAAGAGTAAGGCACAACACAACTTGATGGCGATGGTGGCCAACAACCCCGCCGCTGCCAAGCGAGTAGGAGTTCCGCAGTCTGTCGGCAAGGAGTTCATGAAGGCAGACAAGGGCAAGCGGTTTGGGTCTGGGAGCCGTGCAGATGCGCAGGCAATCAACAAGCCCAAAACCAATCAAGGCAAGCAAGAGTTTTTTTCAAAAGGTGGTGACACTATGGCTTCCAAAATGAACCCCGGTTTTATGGCGATGATGGCAAAGAAAAAAGGCGCACCTGCCAAGAAGATGGCCAATGGTGGTATCACCACGGCCAAAATGGGCGCGGTCAAGACTGCGGCTCCCAGCCGCGACGGCATGGCGACCAAAGGCAAGACCAAAGGCACGATGGTCAAGATGTCCGGCAGCAAACCGCTGGGCATGAAGATGGGCGGCAAAACCTGCTGATTGGAGGCCAGCATGGCCAAGAGAAAAACCGGACGCAACCTTGCTGCTTTGGCTGCGCTTGGTGCTGCTTTGACACCTACCGTGGTTAACATGCGGGAGGGCCAGTATCCGCCCAACTACTTGTCGGACGAAGAGCGGGTTGCGGCGCGTAAGAAAGCTTTGCCCGGTCGCGTTTTTACGGGGTCAGGACTGCCGCTGGAAACAGAAGGTGCCGATGGTTTCGGTGCGTCGTACGTAAAATCTGGTATGAAAAAAGGCGGCACCGTCAAGGGTTGGGGTGCGGCTCGGGGCGCACGAAAGGCTAAGGTGTACTGACATGCGGCCGAGTCGTGGCATGGGCGCCATCATGCCCTCCAAGATGCCCGGTGGGGTCAAAAAGCCCCGCCGTGACGACACGGACTTCACGCAGTACGCCGAGGGCGGCAAGGTCAACGCGGCTGGCAACTACACCAAACCGGAGCTGCGCAAGCGCATCGTGAGCCAAGTCAAGGCGGCGGCAACGCACGGCACCGGGGCAGGCCGTTGGTCGGCCCGTAAAGCGCAGCTTGTGGCCAAGAAGTACAAGGCCGCTGGTGGCGGGTATCGAGACTGACATGAAAGACCCGCAGCAATCGCTCAAGGACTGGGGTGCGCAGAAGTGGCGTACCAAGTCTGGCAAACCGTCGTCCAAGACGGGGGAGCGGTATCTGCCTGAGAATGCCATCAAAGCACTGTCACCCGCTGAGTATGCCGCGACGACCCGTGCCAAGCGGGCAGGCAAGAAGGCCGGGAAACAGTTCGTAAAACAGCCCCCCAAGGTGGCGGCAAAGACAGCGAGGTACAGATAATGGCAGGCGGTGGCACCAATTTGTCGAACCCACTGGGTCCGCAGCAAGGGCAGAGCACTCCTCCGACTGGCGGGACAGGCCAGACGCCGAGCTTTGCCAACAACCCGTTTGGCCCGCCGCAGCAAAATACGGGCGGTGGGTTTGGTGGGCAGCAACCACCCATCATG